TTAGCTTTCTAAAAGTCTATACTCCCCTTCAATAATTTCACCTTCTTTTTGCCATTCATCAAATGCTCTTTTACGCTCGGTAACTTGCATATTAGCTTCTTGAACCGCTGAAATTTTTTCTTTTAATTCTGCATAAACTGGAAATAATTGTTTAATAAAACTATCCTTATTTAATGAATCAAGCAGACCAGCTCGCTGCTCTTCAAGCATTTTCACAATATCTTTAACCATATTTGAAAAATCTTCTTCCGCTTTCAACTTTTTGTAACTATCCCACATCTCCATCGCAATGCCTGCAAAAGCCATAACGGCATTAACTTTCGCTGCAAGATTCACCGCTCCCCATGGTTTAAATTTCAGATATTTTGCAAGATCTACACCTACCGCTTTACCCGCTGCAACAATACCATCTCGAGCTGCCAAGACTTGTGTATTATTAATTTTTTGCTTACTTAAAAATCCTAAACTCTTGCTCATTAAAGCAGACCCCACAGAATCTTCAAATCGCACCATTTCATTATCAAAGTCCAAGCTAATGCGTTGCAATGCGCTTTCTATAACCTGGCATTGCCGTCCAAACTCTTGTTCTAAACGGGTAGTTAATACAATCCCATCTTTTCCTAATTCATTTTCATAAAAATCTGAGAATGTATGTAAGTCTGTTCCTTTAACCTGACGAATCAATCCTGTGAAATAATCAAGCACAAATTCTTTCAAATAACTACGTACATTATTGATTCGTGCAGTCATTGGTTCTAATTCAGAATTTAAATGTTGAGCTACATCCGCTAAATGTACCAACTCATTATTTAATATTTCCTGTGTTTTTTGAACAACTGGAAGCTGTTTACCTAATACATCCTGAATCATGCTTTTTTGTGCTTCAAACACAATTGGTATTACTCCACCATTTTTCTCTATGACATAACGGGTCGCATCTTGCAAAGTATAGATACGAGACAACTTTTTAAATTCATCCAAATGATCCAACCAATAATCAATTCCTTCACCAAAAGGATTTGCTGATACCGCAACAATCTTAATATCAGCAACTTCTTTATCTTCCAACCCAATCATAGTTTTCAGACGGCTTAAGACATTATCTGCTTTGGTCTTTAGGTTCTCTCTATAATCCCAGTCATCTTCGACATCCGCCACCTCATCAAAACGGCTTAATACAAACACAGTACGTGATAACAGATTCAAATCACGAAATAGCCATTTCAAGTCTTCTTGGTGACTCTCTTTAATTGGGTTAGTTGAATTCATGATATACAATACCAAATGAGCTTCACTAACATATTTTTTGGTTATCTCTTTATATTTTTCAATTTGACCTGTACTGTTTTGTTGTTCTTTAAAACCAAATAATCCCGGAGTATCAATAAGCTCAATCTCATTGTCCACATGATAAATTTTTACTTCATTTGAGGATTCTTGCTGACTAATATTCATGCTTTGATCTAAACGCTCCAACCAAGCAGAAGCAATTGAAGTTTTACCTTCTGAAAAACCGCCAATTAAGGCAACTTTTAAAACCGAACTTTGCATGTACTTTTTAGCAGTTTGTAGTTTTTCTAATAAGTCTGGATTGGGGACCAAGCCAAATGCTCGTCCTGTCTCAACAAATTGACTCAATTTTTCTAACATACTTTGCGCTTTTTCTTGTTGAACTTTAAATATAGTTACAGTATTTGTCATAATATTTCCTTTTTTTAGATTGTTTGAAAAATAGCTTCTAACTCTGTCTCAGCTTTTTCTAATACCTCTATAACGGATTTATATTGTTTTAATGGAGCCTGAAGTTCCATTGAAACTTTTTCAACCTCTTCATTCATTGCATTTTTGATGTCATTAAGAATTTTTTCCATTTCATTTCCAATTTGGTTAGCTGCTTTCCGAATCGCATTATCAGTTTCTTTACGTTGCTGAGACTTCTTATAATCTGAGCTAAAAAAACCAATAACTGATTTAGTTACTCCAATTAAAGCTCCGACTGCAGCCAAAACACCTCCTACAAAAGCAAAAGTCCAGCCTACTGGATTACTGGCTAATGAGACAATGCTTATTACTATAGCAACACCACTTGAAACCAACCCAATAAGATTCAAACCATTATCAATCTTTATATCTAAATTAAAATTTTTTATACTAAATGAATTACTTCTTTCATTAACGATATTATTTAAGTGAAGACTTGTACGCTTTACAATATTTAATAATTCCTCTCCAAATTTATTAGCTTCTAATTCAATAGAATTTCTCAATTTATTTTCTAGTTTTTGGGCTTGTAACTCCATTTCATTTTTCAAGTTACGTTTAAATGCGTCATTACTAATATCTTTGTCTATTTCATAATAAAGACTAGCTCGAATTTCATTTTGAAAAGCCTGTAAAATTTTTCCTCTTAATGAATCTAGAATACCTGTAAATTGCTCCATTAGCACTATAATTCTAGTCTGAGAATTTAACACTTCATCTCTCACCTTTTTTCTATCCTCTTTAAATTTTTGACTTAACGCTTTTAAATCACATATTGAAGAATCTAATGTCTGGCAAGCCTTATTTAAATTTGAACGTTTAATTTTATTACGGTAATCAACAATGATTTCGGAAGATAATTTTTCTACAAAATTAGGTAAGCCACTCAACTCCAAAATTTTATCTCTTGTACCAAAACGCTCTAGGAATTTTCTTTGTTCATTTGCGTCTTTACTTCCTGGGATAACACATTCAGTCAACCCTAAATAGGCTGGCCTTGCACTAACAATTAAGCTCTGGCAATACTTCTCTACTAACTCTTGTTTTAATTTTTCATCCAATGCTCGCAATCCATCTTTTTCGCCTTGACCAATTAATGGTTGTTTCAAGGAGCGAGGATTATTGACAGCATGGTTGTAGATTGTCCAAACTTCTGTTTGAGCGCCTAAATGCTCTTTCATTTTTTCTAATGTGCCTTTTTTATCTCCCTTCTCTCCTTCATGTGTTTGTGGTGGGCGTGCAGTACGCGTTACATAAAATATAGCATGAGCTTTCTTAACAGCCTCTTCAATTGCAGTTCGTACAACACTTTCATCACCTTCAATACCAGGAACATCAATCAATGCGAATTCATGATTATTATAGTTAAAATCAAATGAAGTATTGTCACGGGTAAAATCTGAACGACCATCTCCAATGATTTGACCATCTGCAAACTCTTTCAAACTCTCTGTTTCTTTAATTAATCGTGTATTTTCGGCTTCTGCATCTTTCTTTTCTTGCAATAAAGTTTTTAGACGAGATTTAAAATCTTCTGATTCTTTTTGCTTTTCAGCCTTAATTTCCGATAAAAGTTGTCGTGCTGTAACCAATTCTTCTTTTTCTTTAATTGGAATAAATAAAGAAATAAAACGCTGCCACCATTTTTGATTCTTTCTAATTTTCTCTAATAACTCAGACAAATGACGAACTTCAACTTCAGCTCGCATAATAGATTCAGCATATTTTTGATCCAATTTATTTAAAATTTCCTGTGCTTCTTCTATTGCTTTTTCTTTACTCATAATAATTTGGCGAACTTTACAGAAAGCCTCTTCAGTTAAACCACTTTTCTCAGCCAACTCCTTAAATTTCTTTTGGCTTTCTACTTTACTTTTTTCTTTTAAAAATATACGTAAAGCTTCTATTAAAGTTGATTTTCCAGCATTAGTTTCGCCATAAAAAGCAATAGTAAATTTTTTCCATTCGCTTATCTTTTTTAATTCGTTAAGTTCTTTTTGAATGATTCCATTTAATTTGTATAGGTTATCTATTGCAAAAGATATATCTTGATCAATTTTATCTTTCGCATTTTGTTGTGATAACTTATCTATTACTACCTCAATTTGGCTAGCAATTTTTTCATAGATAAAATTTGATTCTGTTTCCATTAAATATCTCCAAATTAATTAAAAAACCAACATTTCTACCTTCAAAAACTCCATATCCTCCCAACTCAACCCCGCCACTTCATCATACAAATCCAGCCCAATCAGCGTATAAAACTGTTTGCCGAAGTTTTTCTCGTTAATCAGTTCGATACGTCCTGCTTTATATAAAGCGGCAAGGGCTTTTTCGGGGATTTGAACGGTGTAGGGTTGCAGTTTGCGTAAGAGTCCGCCGATGTGGTCGGCGTGGTGCAGGCTGCTGATGAGATTTTCGGCTTCACCATCAAACGGAATAATCAGCGGCTGCATATGGCTTTCAATCATACGGAACTTGTCGGCGATGGTTTGGAATGGGAAATCGAGGCTTTGTCCTGTATCGTTGTGCATTTTCAGAATTTTTTTATTGTCCAGTTCACTGCCTTTTAATTGATAAAGCTCGGCGAAGTAGGCGACGACGGCTTGGGTGGATAAGAGGTCGTCTGAAAACTCATCGGCAGTCAGGCGCATTACGGCGGCTTGGGTAGCAAGTTCGGGTGGGGCTTTCCATTTTTCCTCAGGCACGAATATCCAGACAAAGCTGTTTTCAGACGGCCTTTTGCCTTCGCGGTTGCAGCGTCCTGCGGCTTGGGCAACGCTGTCTAAGCCTGCTTCGGCGCGCATCACCAGCGGAAAATCCACATCAACGCCGGCTTCAATTAAGGACGTGGCGATGACGCGGCAGGGTTTGCCCTTTTTCAGACGACCTCGAATCTCATCGAGCTTTTGGCTGCGGTGTTTGGCGCACATCAAGGTGGTCAGGTGGAACGTGCCGTCAAGGTGTTTGGCTTGGTCGTACAAGCTGCGGGCGTGGCGGCGGTTGTTGACGATAACGAGCATTTGCGGGTGTTCGCCAAGTTTGGCTAGCAGGTCGGCGTCGGTTTGTGTGCCGATGTGTTGCACGGTGGTGCGGCGCAGTTTGTCGAAAAGTGCGGTCGGTTTCGGGGCGATTTCACGCACGTTTTCAAAGCCGCGATAGAAGCCGTTTTCGGCTTGCACGGCTGGTTGGGTGGCGGTGCACATGACGACGCTGCAGCGGTAGTTTTGCGCCAATTCTTTGATGGCTTGCATGATGGGCAGCAAAAGATTGAGCGGCAGCATTTGCGCTTCGTCGAGGATGATGACGGAGCCTGCGATGTTGTGCAGCTTGCGACAGCGCGAGGAGCGGTCGGCAAAGAGGGATTCAAAGAATTGCACGGCGGTGGTCACGACAATCGGCGCGTCCCAGTTTTCCGAGGCAAGGCGCAATTTGTCTTTGGTGGTCTCATTTTGCAGTTTGCCGTCGTCGAAGGTGCTGTGGTGTTCCAACACGGCTTGTTCGCCTAATTCGCCAAAAGCTTTGCGGAATTCGGCGGCATTTTGTTCGATGATGCTGGTGAACGGGATGACGTAAATCACGCGCCGCATACCGTGCCGTTTGACGTGTTCTAACGCAAATGCCATGGAAGTGAAAGTTTTGCCGCCGCCGGTCGGTACGGTGAGCGTGAACAGCCCTTGCGCTTGTGCCGCTTGTTCTACGGCATAATCGAGAATTTCACTGCGCAGGCGGTTTAAATCGGCATTGCGTTTTTCGGCTTCGGTTTGCGCTGGAGCTTGGGCGACACGTGTGGGGCAGTGACAATATTTGCATAAGGAAAAAGAAAAAATTTGGTGGGAAAAAATTGGCTGGAGCCCCTGTTTGTGGGGCTTTGGCGTTTTTAGGGGGAAAGTTTATGCAAAAATGGAAAATGGTGGGGATTGGGGGAAAATGGTCGAAAATTGGGTTTTATTTTGCATAAAAGTTGGCGGTGAATTGTTAGGTTTTAAACATTTTAAAAATTTAAAGTTCATTTTAAAGTTAGTTTAAAACGGCTTTAAACTGAATAGGTCATTGAGTTTTGCTACTAAGAATTTACCTTAAATTTCTAACCAAAGACGATAACTTAGAAGCTAACTTAGAAGCTAACTTAGAAGCTAACTTACAAGCTCACTAAATAAAAAAGGCGGTTTCATGGGGCGAAATCGCCTTTTTTGTTGGTTTTTGAGGCGATTTTGGTGCGTTTAGATGAAATCTAGCGGTTTGTTGTGTGTGATTATGGGTAGAATTTGCGAAAATGCGCCATTATTTGGCGGTATTTGAAAGGAACACAGGCTTCCTTGCCTTTGTGCTTTAAAAATATTAAGAAAGCGCTTGTAATGCGGTTTCTTTGGATGTTACCGACATTGATGTCGGCGACATATTAGAAGTCACGATAGCCACGCACGACTTGCCCTATCACAATCAAGTTATTGGCTTGTTCTGCGTTGAGTTCTATTGGTGCGTATTCTGTGTTTTGGCTGATGAGTGTGATGCCGTTGTAGGTGATTTGCACTTTCTTCACTAGCATTGCACCTTCATTATTTAATACAAAGATTTTTCCGTCTTTTAATTCCTTTTTAGACCGATCTACAATAATTTCTTCGCCGTCTTTTAGCGTTGGATACATGCTATCGCCACTTACTAAGAACATTGCACAGTCTTCCGCTTTTAAGCGGCGTGAATCGAGCCAAGCCTTTTCTACTTTGGTGGTTTGATAAGGTTTATATTCATCGTTAAAACCACCGCCACCGGCTGAAATACGCACTTCTCGGCAATCTTCAATCACTGCAAATGTCTCATCATTGCTTGCCAGTAAATTCACGTCAGGCTTTATCAGCTGTGGTTTTGTGCCGTCCATTTCGCCCACGCCAAGGGCTAACCATTCAAGGTTTACACCTGAAGCCTCGGCTGTTTTTATAAGATTGGTACGAGATGGATCTGCCTCACCTATCAGCCAGCGATTTAATGATGTTATTGCAATTCCAATGCGTCTAGCAAATTCACTAGTATTGCCTTCAAATTTCTCTTTAAGTATCCATTGAAGTCTAGCTCCAAATTCAGGGTCATTAATCTTTGCTTTGCTCATAAATTTAACCTTTACACTATCTTTTACCGTAAAACTTTCATACCAATAACTTTTACTTTTTTAGACAAGAATAAAACTCCGTAAATGTAAGTTGTAAGTCATTGTTTTTACGTAAAAATTAAACTTAAACAGAAAATATTTTAAGATATTTAAGTTTTACACTTGAAATGATTTAAGTTTTACGCTTTAATACACGCACTGGATACATAAAAGGAGGTGTATGTAATGAGTGTATTAAGCGACACAAAAAAAACCGCTATATGCGATTGGCATCGTGCGGATATTTTGGCTGCGTTGCGTAAAAACGGGTGGTCTTTACGTTCTTTGGCTGAAGCTGGGAACGTGAGTTACAACACATTAAAGACCGCACTTGATAAACCCTATCCGAAAATGGAAAGACTTATCGCTAATGCGGTCGGTGTTGCCCCTGAAGAGATTTGGGCTGCACGTTCTCAGGAACGAATTGAACGTAACCGAAAACCTGTTTTAACAAATAAGTTTTAATCTTAAAGGAATTTAAACGTAAAAGAAACAAAAAGGATCATTTATGAACGAAATTTCTTTAAAAACACATTATCCGATAGCGGAATTATTAAAACTTAAACTTTTAAACATGCCTACTGCACATAAAAATGCACTCGCATTGTTTGAACGTGAAAATGTGGAATGGCGTAAACGTGAAGGAAAAGGTGGGGGAAAAGAATATGCTCTTTCATCAATGCCACAAGCCTTACAAGATGAAATTCGTAACAAATTTGCAGTATCTATTGTAAAAGCCAAACCCAAATCTCTTCCCGCCGATCTCCGTCAGGTGGAATTAAAAACTTTAACGGAAAAACAACGTGAAGTAGCAGGGGCAAGAATGGCGTTAGTTGCCCAAGTGGCACAGCTTGAACAAGCCCAACCTCGTTACAAGGCGATTAAGTTTTTTTGTGAACAAATCAAACATGGTGGCATTTCTTCTGATTTGATGAGATTGGTGGAAACCGCCAATAACAAGAAAGGAAAAAATCGCACTTTATCTGACCGCACTTTGAATCAATGGGTGTTGGATTATGAAAAGGCGGATACCCCTGAAGAACGATTAAAAGCCCTCGCACCAATGCAACGGGTGGCGAAAAAGGCTGAAGAAATTGTGTGGTTGCCTGACTTTTTGGCGATATATCGCCAAACCAATGGCATCAATGTGGCAGAAGCCTATCACTATTTTTCGTCTGAATGGGATGCACGTTTTGCAGACGAGCCGTTACGTTTAGAAATGAAACCGAGTATTGACCAAGTTCGCGCTGCATTAGCGAAATTGCCAAAACACATTAAGGAAATTGGTCGTAAGACGGGTTCTGAACTCCGCGCCATTAACACTTATGTGAAACGCGATTGGAGCGTGTTGCAGGTGAATGATGTGTGGGTGGGTGATGGCCATGCGATGAAATTGAAAGTCGCTCATCCTGAACACGGTCGCCCATTTATTCCTGAAGTAACGTTGATTATGGATGCCGCGTGCCGTTTTATTGTGGGTTGGTCGGCAAGTTTGGCGGAAAACGTTCTGGCGGTGGCTGATGCCTTACGTTATGGCGTGGAACGCTACGGCATACCTGCAATTTATTACTCCGATAACGGTGGTGGCGAGAAAAACTGGATGCTTGATGGGGATATTACGGGGATGTTGCCGCGTTTGGGGATTAATCACCAAACAGGGATTCCAGGCAATCCACAAGGGCGTGGGATTATTGAGCGGGTGCATCAAACGATTTTATATCCTGTTGCACGTAAATTTTTAACTTATCACGGCAGAGGTGCTGATAGAGAAACTGTTAGAAAAGTTAGTACTGCAGTGATTTCGTTAGATAAGGCAAAACGAAAAGGTAATGCTGAATTAACACCGAAACAAGAATGGGCAAAAGGGAAATTGCCAAGTTGGAATGCGTTTTTAGAAGCTGTACAAGAACAAATTGATTGGTACAACAATGAACATGTACATCGTGAAATTGGGATGACTCCAGCAGCAAAACGTCTCCAATTAATGGCGAAGATGAAGGAGGAAGATTTAGTGTTTATCACTAAAGTAGAGTCCAGGGATCTATTTAGACCTAGTGTATTAAGAACCCCAGAGCGTGGCGTTGTGAGATTGTTTAATAATAAATATTTCAATACCAAGTTACTTGATGTGGAAGGTATTAAAGTTCAAGTATCTTTTGATATTCATGATCCAAGCCAAGTGATTATAAGAAAGCAAGACGGCACTTTTGTGTGTTATGCCGAATTGAATGGCAATAAACGTGATGCCTTCCCAGTTGCCTTTGTTGAACAGCAACGTAAAGCACGTCATCAACGTCGCTTGAAACTTAAAATGGAACAAGTAGATGAAATCAATGCAGAGCTTAATCCTGTTATTACGATTGAGCATCAGCAAGGTTTTGAACTGTTACGCACAAAACCGAAAGCCAAACAGGAAGCTACCCCAATTTTCTTAACCAAAGCGGACAAAGAAGCGTGGGAACAAAGAAAAAAGTTAGTGAATGAGTAAGGAGAGCAGCAATGAAAGCACAAGAATTAAAAGCGTTTATGGATGCGCACAAGATGAGCCAAAAACAAGTGGCAACCTTGTTTGATGTATCTATTACAACAGTGAGCCAATATTTAAACGGTAAATATCCAACCGATACCAAGTGGCTCGATGAAAAAGTGAATGAGTTGTTAGCACGCCATAAGGCGAAAGTGGTTGAAGCGAAATACAACAATGCATTTGTCCCCACTCAAACAGCAAAGCGCGGTATGGAAATTATGCACTTTGCCCACGCAGAGGGCGAAATTAATGTGATTTACGGTGCGGCAGGCTTAGGCAAAACACAAATGCTTAAACAATATGCGAAAGAACATAGTTCAGCCATTTTGATTGAGGTTGATCCAAGTTGCACACCGAAAGTGTTACTACGCAAGATTGCAGAAAATGTTGGTTCAACCAGCCGAGGGGTAAACAACGATGTACTTTCAGGAATTGTGGAAAAAGTAAATGGTGCGGAACGTTTGTTAATGATTGATGAAGCCGAGTTACTTTCTACCCGCTCTTTGGAATTTATCCGACGCATTCACGATTTAACGAATTGTGGCGTGATTTTAGCGGGTATGCCTCGCTTGTTGGTGAATTTAAAAGGGAAAAATAACGAACTGGCACAGCTTTATAGTCGAGTGGGATTTGCTTGTGACCTTGGTAATGCCCTACCTGATGACGATTTAGCCATGTTAGCGGAAAGTGCACTTAATACAAGTGAGTTTAATGCCCCTTTATTGAAGGCCTGTAAAGGCAACGCTCGCCGATTAAGTAAGTTAATGCGAGGTGTTGTGCGTTCGGCAGAGATTAACGAAACCGAAATCAGCGCAGAGATGATTGAACAATACAGCAAAATGTTAATTAGTTAAGGAGATAACCATGTTGCAAGCAAGAAAAAACAAACAATTAAACAAAAACAATGCCGTGATGTTGGCTTATTTAGAACAAGTGGAAAAAGCGGTGAGACGCTTAAATGAAATGGGGCTTACGGTGATTAATGTGCACTTTGAGAAGATAAGACCGACTGTGCGTGTGATGAATAATGCAGTAACAGAAAAGCTAGAGAAAGACCAACGCGCTTATGTGTATCACGTGGGGCGTGATGTGGGTCGATACCAAGAAGCGCAATTTACGGTGGAAGGTATCCGTGTGGTTTGGCGGAAATATTTGAACTAGGAGGAGGAATGGCAACGCGTCGGCAAATTTATGCAGTCTATCGTGGCGAAGAGAATTTGGGTGACGGGACTGCGGAAGAATTAGCAAAGAAACTCAATGTGAGCGAAAAAACGATTTACAGCTCGGCAACAGTCGCCCGATGTAAACGTGATAAAGGTAAGCGACTTGTAGTGATTAAGTTAGATAAAGAGGAACTCTAAATGAAGGTGATGATTGAGGGGAAAGAATACTGGCGTGATGTAAGAGGAAATTTAACGCCAGCCGAATTGGTGAAAGACATCGACAAAGCACGTGATGTGCTTGTGCGTGAATGGGTGGAAAAAGGCGTGTCTTTAAATAAGGAGATGCGCAATTTTAAAGATAGCATTTTCGGCGATATTCAGGCGTTTATTGAACTTTCGGCTGAAAAATACAATGCCAAAGTGGGCGGTAGTAAAGGCAATATCACACTTTATAGCTACGACGGCAAATACAAAATCCAACGTGCGATTAACGACCATTTGCAATTTGATGAACGTATTCAGGCGGCAAAAGTGTTGATTGATGAGTGCTTGAATGAATGGAGCGAAGGCTCTCGCCCTGAACTAAAAGCGTTAATTGAACGTGCGTTTAATGTAGATAAAGAGGGAAACCTCAACACATCACGGATTTTAGGTTTGCGACGGGTAGATATTCAAGATGAACGTTGGCAAAACGCGATGCAGGCGATTAGTGAAAGCGTGCAAGTGGTGAGTAGTAAGGCTTATGTGCGACTTTATGAACGTGTGGGCGAAAGCGATCAGTATGTGCCGATTGCGTTAGATGTAGCTGGGGCGTAGATGAGTGAGTCTGGCATCGTTGTAATTTGTCTTTTTGCACTATATGCGTGGTTAGCATATTTGATGTTTAAGAATTTATAAAACTTATTTAAATGCCCTTTAAATCTCCCCTAGCCCCTCTTTACGAAAGAGGGGGATGAGATGAGGGGCATTCATAATAGGTTTTAACAACAAAGGAGCAACAATGAAAAAATTGGAAAATTACCGAGATTTTAGCCAACACGCTGCGGAAATGGAACGTGCTGGCGCATGGAAACAAGCAGAAAGCGCTTGGGAAAAAGCGGCAACGGTGGCTCGTCGTCGGGAAAATCAAGAATGGGCGGAAAATCGTCGCCTGTTTTGTGCACATTATGTGCGTTATCCAGCGAGAAGACCGGAGGTCAATCATGGCTAAGTTTGTAGCGCGCTTTTATTGTTTGGTTGAAGCCGTTGTGGAAGCTGAAAGCAATGAGCAAGTGTTGGAATGGTGTGATTTGAATGTGTGTGATGTGAATAAACTACCGCATACGATTACGGAAATTGATGATGTGGTTGAGGTGGAGGAAGTATGAGTGAAAAGAAAGCGCAAGTCACCGAGCAACTGGCACAGATTATGGAGCAAATAGAAGCAGCAAAAGAACAGTGGCTGGTTGATGATTCAAAAGGGGCTTTGTTGCTATTACAAGCGGCAAGCAGAGAGATGAAAAGTGTGGCGTGGCAAATTGCGCCAGTGTTGGGAGATAAATGAAATGGAAGAAAAAAAGTATGCAGTAACATTTGAGTTTAAAGTGGGAGTCACTGATGACGATTTAACTTTTAATGTCAATACAAAATACCATCAAGTGACAGTTTTATATGTGAAGGATGCGATGACTTGTTTGATGTTTAAGTTACCTGAAATTGTTAGAGCTGGTTGGCTTGCTTTTGAGGGTATGGACGCTAACGTTAAAAATGGTTTCGAGCACAAAATAAAATTAGATTTTTGCACCCAAGATGGTGATGAATGGGATGTTAGTGCGAAAGTTGATAATCCAAATGAAATTGGTCGTACGTTGATTGGCATTATTGAGAAAATTCTTTTGAAGGATCCAGTTATTGACGAAATTCTTCAGAATGCAAAATAAAACCCATTTACAGCCTATTAAATCTCCCCTAGCCCCTCTTTACAAAAGAGGGGGGGAAGTTAGATGAAGTGGGCTGAGTAATGTGTTTTCAATTAATAAGGAGGAAAAATGCAGACAAAAATCATTCAATGGCTGGCAGATGATGAAGATGTCGGATTAAGCAGTAAATGTATGGCGTTTGTAATTGGTTTTGATGTGGTGCCAAGAAGTAAGAGCTATCCGCTTGATCCGAGCGATTTATCTCGTTGTGTGAAGTTATTAGAACGTGTTCCAGAAATGCGCAATTATCTTTACAAGATGAAAACCGTGTCTCCCATTTGGGCAAAATTAGTGGAACATTGGGACGAGTTAGAACGTTTATTTAACGAAGAAAAAGGCTCTGGCAGATGCCCTAAAACATATCAATTAATGAAAAAACTTACTGAAGACGATCAGAATGTTGTATTTCGTCATGGTGGGTTTTCAATTCGAATGGGGGAATAAATGAGTAAATATTTTTCAGTAGATGTATCAAACGATATCCATATTATTAATTTGTGTGAAACATTAGAGCAAGCAAGAGAGACTTGTTTGGCTGGCGCTGTCGAGGCTCACGAATTTGCAGACGACATGGACGAATACGAAAATTATGAGATTAATGATTTACCGTATGCTGTTTATGGTGTGGTTTTAGGTAAAGCGGAATGCAAGAAAAAAACGTTAACCGAAGAGGAGAAAGATGAGCGCTGCTCCGATTTTGATTACGTCCTTGAAAAACCAGAAATTGTAGATTATCCGAAAGATGACAACTGGATTAAGTGCAGTGAGAGATTGCCTGAACCATTTTATACAGGTGAAGAACTACGCAACTCAAGCAATAGACACTTAATTTATTATACCGAGGATGGCGAAAATTGGTTTGTTGATTTCGGGTGGTATTTATACGGTGATAGAAGGGAATCAGATGGCAATTTAATGCCACCATATTGGGAGTTAGACAATATAGGGTTATCAAACGTGGTGATTGAAGTTTCACACTGGAAACCACTGCCACAACCACCAATCGACTAAAACCCATTTACAGTCCATTAAATCTCCCCTAACCCCTCTTTACAAAAGAGGGGGATAAGTGAGATGAAATGGGCTGAGTAATGTGTTTTAAATCAAGTTTGAGGGAACAATAATGAAACTATGCCGTTGCCCTATTTGCCACAGTGACATTCATTTGGATGCGCTGTTGGAAGATGATGCGGGGCGTGAGATGTTGGGGTTAATCTCCAATTTGGGTGGTCGTAATGCCCGTGCGTTGGTAAGTTATATTGGTTTGTTTCGCCCTGAAAGATCGGCGTTATCTAATGGTCGGGCATTGAGATTAATGAAAGATGTGTTGGAGATGTATCAACCCAGTCCGCTACTCGCTCATGCGTTGAATGAAACGGTGCAAGCGGTGATGAAAAACCGTCGGGAAACCCGCAATATTCAAGCTCTAGCGAATCATAACTATTTGAAGAAAGTGTATGAAGGGGCGAAACCGTTGTTTGCGATGGTGCGTAATGAAGGCAAGGCTGAAATGCAAAGCGTGGCGGCGCAAGAAGAGAATCAACGTATGGCCGCTATTCAATATATTGAACGTTATGCCGCTATTGGGCAGTTGCAATTTGTGGAAAATATGCCTGAGTTTGCGGTTTGGAAAGCCTGGAAAGCAGAACAGGAGAAAGGCTATGTTGCGTAAAAATTTAATCGCTAGAATCCATATTGGAAAAAGCCAATTAGGTCTTGATGATGAAACCTATCGTCAATTATTGGTGAGTACAACAGGTAAAACAAGTTGTACTGAAATGACAGAGAATGAATTGCAACAGGTGTTAAATGTTATGGTGCAAAAGGGTTTTAAATCCAGTAGTCATTTTTGGGGAAATCGTGCGGCACCACGTGAAGATAAGAAAATTTATTTAGCAAAAATTACCGCACTTTTAGCAAAACATGGTTTACCGAAAGAATATGCTGATGGTATTGCGAAACGTTCGTTTAAAGTGGATTTTGTGCATTGGTTGCAGCCGTGGCAGTTGAAAAAGGTGGTGCAGATGTTGGCGGTGTATGATCGGAATAAAAAAGCATTGTAAGATGAAATTATCAGGTGTAAATTGAAGGCTCTTTGGAGCCTTTTTTATTGGATTTTTTATGAAGAATTTATTTGTGATTATATTGCTTGCTAGCTCTTTTGCTGCCGATGCTGGGATGTTTGATCATGCAAAAGAAGAAATTAAAATTTTCAAAGATTATCCGTTTGATATTCATAAGAATGATTTTTTAGAGCGATTCAAGTATTTTGGAAAATGTATGGCTTATTCCGAATCAAGAATTTGTGCGCCTGAAGGGTATGAATCGCTTTATGGAGCAAAATTTAATATAGTCATTACTTTAGATAAAAATAAGACAAATGGAGTTATTCTTCATCTAACTGATGCAAGTATTGCGAGAGCTGATTTTTGGGAATTATTTCGAGGATTAATTAAATCAGGTTTTTCTCTTTATCAAGTTGAAGATAAAGATGGTACGGCAAATCGTTTTGACGATATATTAGCATCAGCTAAAACAGGACAGAAAATAAATAATGTTGATCCAAAATTAGATATTCTAGAATCAAAAGAGCGTACATCCCAAAAACTCTTTTATGTAGAAACCGATAAGTTGAATTCAATTTTGAAGTTAGGGCAAAGATTTTCTTCATCAGAAGATATAATTTCTAGACTTCCAAAAGATACAAGATTTATTGAAATGGATGTAATGAGTTTTTACGATCAGAGCTATTCAGTTGAAATAAAAATATCATTGCCTAAACTGGAGGTTACAAAGGAAGATCGCCCTGTTGAAAAGTTTTAGTTAAATCCCACTTCGGTGGGATTTTTTATGCGAGTAAAACAGCATAATTATGCACGTAAAATAGTTATATGTGTTTATATATGTTTATATGTAATTTTTAAATGCTATTTATGCAAAATAAAACACGATTTAAGCCGTGCTAAATTTTAGGCTAGGTAAATATCAAATTTCTGAAAATCGTGCGTTAGGAAGCGATTCAGAAAATATTTTGATAGATTGCAACGATCCTCATTGATTTTTCGATCGTTAATATCTATAATTGAAATCAATATCTAGGGGGTCCGTGTTTTTATAGCCACTAGATATGGAAAAACCCAATCAGCGCCAACTGGTCGGGTCTTCCTAAAAGACGGTATCACATTCCTCACTACCAATGACTGTGTGATGCCAAACAAACAACTTACCTTTATAACGAAAAGCAAGTTATTTTTGTGTAAACACGGCGCAATAATACCTTTTTGCTTTTCGTTTTTAAAGGAAAAATTAACAAAAAGGTAAAAAAAATGCCTCTTATCAGTATAAATGTCCCTCAAGCGGACGATCTTCATAAAGTGATTGCTGTTGTTAAATGTAAATATCAACATGGCTTTCTTTCCCATTCATTACTTGATCTAACAGAAAGACAAGTCGATTATTATGCACATAGCGCTAGAATCCTTGGTTTTTTAGATTTCCAATTTAATTTAACCCAAAACGGTATCAAACTTGCAACGAGTTCAACTCCTATGAGTCTGCTTTCTTGGGCGTTTCGGCAAAGTGATGTTTATGTTGAATGGCATAATTGGTCATTAAGTTCTGGTGAGGATATGAAAGGACACGCAAGCCAGTTCTTAACCGACTATTTTTCAACTGCAAATTTGCCGAACAATCAGCGGTTATCTAATAATCAGCAAGGGACAGGCACAATATCACGTCGTGCAAAAACGCTTGAAGATTGGTACACCCGACTTTGCTAAATCACAAAATCCCACTTCGGTGGGATTTTTTTTATCTTTTTTTTCAAAAATACCGCCTTTTTAAAATTTCCGTGTGAGAATTGCGTAAAACAATTTGCGGAGGTGTTTATGGTTGAATCTTTGGAAGATGTGGCTGAATTACTGCCTGAAACGGTGCAGCAGATGGTGGATTTGGTGGGCTTTGCTGCGGTGGAAAAAATTATTACACATTTTGGTGGGGCTACCTTTCGATTTACTGATGGGGTGCATTATTTTCCTAAGCTTAAAGCATTAATTGGTTTGGAAAGTGCGGTGAAATTACGAGAGGTTTTTCGTGGGGAGTGGCTGTATATTCCTCGTTGCCAAACGGCATTGCGTGTGTTGCGTAATTATCGTTTTAAAGCCGATTATGATTATCTTACCCAGCATTTAAATAAATCAGGGCGTATGGCTATGCTTGAGCTTTGTCCGAAATATCAACTTTCTGATCGGAGCGGTTGGGAGATTTTGGCACAGGTGCGCCATCCTGAAGAAACCCATAATCTTGCCTTGTTTTAGTGCTGAAACCGCTCCTCTCTTCTCTTTACTCTGCTTTTAAGACAATACCCTTAATCATTAATAGATTAAGGGTATTTTTTTATGTCGACGTTAACTTTTCTAGATATTTTTAACCGCTTAATTGGGCATGAGGGGGGGTATGTTAATGACCCACGCGACCCAGGCGGGGAAACCAATTGGGGGATTACTAAACGCACAGCTCAGGCAAATGGTTATCAGGGCAATATGCGTGTGATGACTCGTGATCAGGCTTTTAAAATCTACTACTCCGCATTTTGGCTACGTTATCAATGCGACAAGATGCCTGAAGCGGTGGCTTATCAGTTTTTTGATGCGGCTGTAAATCATGGATTAGGTAATGCAAGCCGTATGTTGCAACGTGCGGTGAATGTGGCGGATGACGGCATTATTGGCAATATGACCATTGCGGCGATTAAGAATATGGCGATATCTGATGTGATTATGCGTTTGAATGCAGAACGCCTTGAGTTTTATTGCAAACTTGGCACTTTTGCAACCTTTGGTAAAGGTTGGGTGCGTCGTGTAGCGGGCAATCTTAAATATGGAGCAATTGACAATGAAGTTTAAATTTTTAGGCGTGTTTAAACGTGTTTTAAATTGGTTTAAAAGCAATCGAAAACCTTTGAAATATCGACCGCACTTTTACAGTAAAAATGCGTGGAGTTATGTGGCACACGGTAAGCCTACTGCTGCACAGGTATTGATGTGGAGATTATGCCGATGAATAAATTTTTTGAATTATTTACCAATAGTGATGGACGAGCGAGTACAACGGGCTTTATTCAGTTTTTTGGCTTTTTGGTGATGGCGGGTGTGTTGATTTATGCGGTCTATCTTGACCGTTCTACGGTGACAGATTTGTTTTTTTATTTTGCTTGTTTTTGTGGTGGTTCTGCCGCAACCAAAGGGGCGGTGATGGCTTTTCAAGCCAAACAAACGAAACCAGAAGAACCGATTACCGGTGAAACCTATGTGGAGCCAGAACAAACGGATAGACCAAGGGGGATTTGATGAGTATGCAGATTATTTTAGCGGGGCTCGGAATTTTCGCACTATTGGGTGCGTATGTGATGTTTAAGCTGAAACATGCACACCGTGAGATTGAGCAGTTATTAAAAACCAATGCCCAGTTGCAAACGCAAAAAGCCGTGGCTGAAACTCAAGTAAAACATTTTGAAGTGAGAAAGAAAAATGAAGAAAACACTCGTAACACTAGCCGTGATGATGTCATTAACCGCCTGCAGCAATCAGGCGATCTCCGTGATTAATCCAAGTTGCAGTGGATTTGGCATTATCACTGCCAGCAGACAAGATACCACGGAAACCTTGCGACAAATTGCGGTACATAATGCGACCTATCGTGAGATTTGCACTAAAAGTAAGGAGTCAAAATGATTGACGATAAAGTGTTTATTGGGATTGGCACGACGTTGATTATGACATTAGTTGGCTGGGTGTGGAAATCAGTAAACGATAAAGTGGCTGAAAATGAGCATGCGATTAAAGCCTTAGAAAAGCAAATGCAACACGATTTTCAGAGTAAAGAGCTTGCTGAAGTAAAAGATAAACACTTTGAAAGCATTTTGAAAGAGGTGCGCGATCAGTTGAAAGAAATCAATCAGAAGTTAGATAAAAAGGTGGATAAGTGATGTTAGATCAACTTGCGGAAAAAGAAGAAATCACCGCCAAACTGGATGAGATTTTATCTTTAAGCCGTACCGTCAATCACAAGATTGACCGTTTAGATGGACGGGTGGATGAAATTGATTCGCGCTTGGCAAAGGTAGAAGAAAGTTTGGCGAAATTAGGTGTGCGTGCTGCGGTTATTGGCGGGTTAAGTGGCTTGGTCGTCTCCGTTGGGTTTGAGCTGATTAAAGCAAAATTCGGGGGTTAAGATGGCACATGATGAAAAAACCAAGGCAGATGTGCGCCGTTACTATGTGTTTGATTGCTTAACGCTTGAATTAGCCGCAGAAAAAGCCAAAGTGTCCTATAACACTGCTCGACGCTGGAAACGTGAAGCCGAAGCTCGTGGAGATAATTGGGATAAAGTGCGTGATGCGAACACGATGGCAAGTGGCAAAGTGGAAGATGTAGCGCGCGGCATGCTGACCGCGTTTGTGCTTTATTTTGAAAACACGATGGATGAGATTAAGCGCGCGGAAGAATTGCCTGTGAGTGAAAAAGCGAAGTTGATTCAGGGCTTGGGCGATAGCTATTCGAAAATGGTGGCAAGCAGTAAGCGATTATTGCCAGAAGTGTCGGAAATGGCTACGGCAATAAAGACCATCACTATGTTTGGGGATTATATACAAACCAATAAACCTGAGCTGATTAATGAGTTTGCGGACTTATTGGAAGGATTTGGAAAAGCCCTAGATAAGGAATTTAAAGCATGAAACTCTTAATTTTTCAGTTGCCATCACTTACAGCCATTATTTGTGCATTTTTGCTGTTGAGCCAAGGTATTAGTGGTTGGGGATGGTTTTTATTTATTGCTTTTTGTGTATCTGCTTCTAGGGCATAGGTGAAGTTGTGAAAAGTAAAGAATTGTTAGCAGAATTAAAAGCCTATTCGGACAGCTTGCGACAAAAGGTCGAGGCAAAGTTTGAGGGGTGGGATGATTCTCTTGCTGCCATTAGTGAGCGACGCAAAAAGGTGCTAGATCCTGTTTCGGGCTATGACTTTTTTGTGTCGAATTACTTTCCGCATTATGTGCGTTCTAGCTCTCGTTCGCAGTTGCATAACTATCTTTTTGAGCAGTTGCCACAAGTATTACAACAGCCATCATCAGTGCATTTAGCTATTGCTGCGCCACGTGGTGAAGCTAAATCGACCTTGGTTTCCCAGCTCTTTACACTTTACTGTCTTGTGACACAGAAAAAACGCTATGCGTTGATTGTGATGGATAGTATCGACCAAGCCTATCCAATGTTGGAAGCCATTAAAGTAGAGTTGGAATTTAACCAACGTTTGCGCATTGATTTCCCTGAAATGTCAGGACAAGGGCGTGTGTGGCAAGCGGCAACCATTATCACAAAAGCCAATCAAAAAGTGCAAGTGGCAGGTTCCGGCAAGAAATTGCGTGGTTTACGCCATGGGGCGTATCGTCCTGATTTGGTGGTACTGGATGATATTGAAAATGACGAACAAGTGCGTAGTCCTGAACAGCGTGACAAATTACACGATTGGTTGAAGAAAACCGTCCTTCCGTTAGGGGCGGCTGGAGACAAGTTAGATGTGGTATATATCGGGACTATTCTCCATTACGACAGTGTTTTAAACCGCACTTTATCGAGTAAAGCGTGGAAGACAGCCAAGTTTAAAGCCTTAATTCGTCAGCCTGATGATATGAGCCTGTGGGATAAGTGGGAGGACTTCTACTTAAACGAGGGCGAAGCGGTGGCTGATGCTTTCTATACGCAAAATCAAGCGGCAATGGATAAAGGCGCAGTGGTGAGCTGGGCTGCTCGTCCTATTTTAACCTTGATGAAAATCCGTGCCCGTGATGGCCATGCCACCTTTGACTCAGAGTATCAAAATGACCCGTTAAGCAGTGATGACGCGATTTTTGCCAATGCCATTAAATACTGGACGGAACTGCCGTCCGATTTGATTTATTTCGGTGTGGTTGACCCGTCACTCGGCAAAGCGGGAGCAAGCCGTGACCCATCGGCGATTTTAGTGGGTGGGTATCACCGAGAAACAGGCAAGTTATATGTCGTGGAAGCAGCAATAAAAAAACGATTACCGGATTTAATTATTGAGGATACTATTCGACTGCATATTCAGTATAACTTCCTTAAATACGGTGGTGAATCTGTTCAATTTCAGGAGTTTTTGAATTCTGAAATTGTAAAACGTTCGGCACAACGTGGTCATCCCGTCCCTGTTGTTCCAATAAAGCCTAACACAGACAAAATGCTACGCATCGAAAGCCTACAGCCGCATATGGCAAATGGGCTGATTTTATTGCACCCGTCACAGACGACTTTAATAGCTCAACTACGGCATTTTCCCAAGGCCGATCATGATGATGGCCCGGACGCACTTGAAATGTTGTGGAGTCTAGCACGTAAGTATTCTGCCCCGATTGAGTGGATTGGGTTAAATCAACTGAATGAGATTGAATCAGATGAATACGAAGATGAAGACGATCTTTATTCAATATGGAAACATTAAAGGCGGATTAAATGGGATTTATTGATAAGGTTAAAAACCTTTTAAAAGGTAATGAAACAGAGCCAACACAAACCGATGAAGCGGAAGTGACAGCATCAGGTCGTGTATTAGACGATCACCCCTCTGCAAAAATTACGCCTTCAAAATTAAAGCAGATTTTAGAGGATGCCGAAAACGGCGATATTCAGGCGCAGCATCAACTTTTCATGGATATTGAAGAGCAAGATAGCAGTATTGCCGCCAATATGATGACACGTAAACGTTCAGTTTTAACGCTAGATTGGCGTATTGTTGAACCACGTAATGCCACTCCTGCGGAAGAAAAATTGCAAGCCGAGATTGATGAGTTATTTTACCAATATCCTAACCTTGAGGATTTATTTGTAGATCTCATGGATGCGGTCGGTCATGGCTTTTCTGCCCTTGAAATCCAATGGGCGCAGGTGAATGGCAAATGGGTTCCAAAAGGCTTTAAACCTTGTCCGCAGTCTTGGTTTAAATTGGATAAAGACGATAGTTTATTATTACGCACGCCAGCTAATCAAATGGGTGAGCCTTTACGTCCTTTTGGTTGGGTGGTACATCGCCATAAATCTCGTTCGACACAGTTGGCTCGTGATGGCTTATATCGCACATTGGCATGGCTTTATATGTATAAGCATTATTCTGTGCGTGATTTTGCCGAGTTTTTAGAGCTTTATGGTATGCCGATTCGCATTGGTAAATATGGTGCTGGAGCCACTAATGCGGAGAAACGCACATTATTGCGTGCGTTGGCCGAAATTGGGCATAACGCGGCAGGCATTATGCCTGAATCGATGCAGATTGAACTGCACAACGTCGCTAATGCAGGTGCAGCATCGGGTAATAATCCATTTTTACAAATGGTTGATTGGTGCGAGAAATCTATTGCTCGGTTGATTTTGGGGCAAACCTTAACATCGGGGGCGGATGGTAAAAGCTCCACCAATGCGTTAGGTAATGTGCACAATGAGGTGCGTCGTGATTTGATGATTAGCGATGCGAAACAGATTGCACAAACCATTACTCAACAAATCATTTTGCCGTATTTGCAAATTAATGTTGATCCGAATATTGCGCCACATCGTGTCCCTTATTTTGAGTTTGATACAAAAGAATATGAAGATTTATCGGTATTTGCAGATGCTATCCCTAAACTTACTGGCATTGGCGTGCAGATTTCGGAAAGCTGGGTGCGGGATAAATTAGGTATTCCTGAGCCACAAGAAGGTGAACTGATTTTAAGCACACTGCAAGGCGAGAAAACAGACAAAAAAACGACCGCACTTTCTGCCGTGTTTAACCACGGCAAAGGCTGTACTTGCGGTTGTCGTGCTGCTGCGTTGTCGGCTCAAAATGGTAAAAAGGACGAACAAGATGAACTGGACGGTTTGATTGATGATGCACTGGCAAATGCGGATTTTAATCAACAGCTTGATCCTATGATGAAACAAATTGTAGGCGTGGTTATGGCAAGTGAAAGCTATGATGAAGCACAGGAAAAACTGATCGCACTTTATCCTGATTTAACCAGTGAAAGCCATCAAGCCTATTTGGCAAGTGCGGTATTTTTAGCTGATTTATTAGGAGCTGCCAATGCCGAGCGCACCTAAGTTTGCCATTGGCGTAGAACCCAAACAAGCCATTGAGTTTTTGCGCCAAAAGAAAATGCTTGCCAGTAAGGTGTTAGCAAAAGAAATGCACGATAGCGCATTGGCTCGTGCTACGACGATTGCGCGCTTAACTAGCCTTGATATGACAAAGGATATTTACCAATCTTTAGAAACCGCTATGCGTGAGGGCAAAGGCTTTCACGCTTGGAAAAGAGAACTGGTGAGTGAATTTGAACGTAAAGGCTGGATTTTTGGGAAAGATCCGTCTATTCGTGGTATTGATGGGCATTTACTGGCAGATCCAAAAACAGGGGAATATTTTGGCACGCCGCGTCGGTTGAATACGATTTATCGTGTCAATATGCAGTCAGCTTATTCGGCTGCGCGTTATCAACGCTTGCGTGATAACGTGGATAATCGCCCTTATTGGCAATATTCCGCCGTGGGTGATGCGCGTACTCGCCCTGCCCATTTAGCATTGAGCGGTAAGGTGTATCGTTATGATGATCCGTTTTGGGCGACATTCTACCCGCCTAATGGGTTTAATTGTCGCTGTACGGTGATTGCGTTAGGCGATAGAGATTTGAAACGCCGTGGGATTGATAAGCCTGACGATAGTTCTGAATTTTTGGTGGAAGTAGAACGCCCTGCGGATAAGCAAGGTAATCGTGAAAAGACGGTAGGGTTTAAATTACCTGATGGCACGGTACGTGTGACGGATAAAGGCTTTGATTACAATGTGGGGAGATTAAACTACAAGCCTAATTTGGATCTTTATCCTGAAAAACTGGCGCATGCGTTTGCGACGGTTGAAATGAAAGGTGGGGAGTTTAAGCACGATTTTGAATTGTTGGCAAAGCATGTGGCGGAGATGAAACAAACGCTCAGCCCAGATGGAAAAAAACTCACTGCTGATCAAATGTTACAGGTGCGAGATAGTCTTACCAAAAATTTTAAATTTGCAGCAGGTGTCTTGAGTGCGGAAAGTAAGGATTTATTGAAAAGCAAAACTGGCACAGTGTGGCTTTCTGATGATACTTTAATTAAGCAATTTAATAGTCGTGATGGGCAAGATTTTGGGATTGATGAATATGCGGATTTGCCGGATATTGTTAATTCACCGGATAAAATTATTGTAGATGAATTCGGCTACCAATTTTATAGAGATGTAAATGGTAAGAAATTGTTAGCTGTATTGAAAGTTTTAAGTCGAGAAAACGAAATTTTTGTGCAATCGTTCAGATTGGTGAGTGATAAGCAATGGAAAAAGGCATTTAAAGAATAAGCCACTAGGCGGGGCTCGAACCCACCGCACACAGTCCCGAGTCTATTTCACCTCTTCGCCCGCGATCTTCGAGATTCATCGCTTTTCTAGTGGCTTTGGTGAATATACCCCCTTAAATTTTAAAAATCAACGATTATGATAGACATTGAAATCAATAACGCACAAGAAATTGCATCGGTACTAGAGCGCCTTGCACAAGCCACCGCCCATCGAGCTCCTTTAATGCGAAGTATTGCGGGGACAATGGAATCAGCTGTACTGCAAAATTTTGATGTTGGGGGGCGACCTAAATGGCTGGGGCTGAAATATCGTCAAGGTACACCGTTGGTCGATACCGAAAACTTGATGGGGAGCATTACGTCTGACTACAGCAATGATATGGCAACGGTTGGGACAAATGAGCCTTACGCGGCTATTCATCAATTCGGGGGGAAAGCTGGACGAGGTCGTAAAGTAGAGATTCCGGCACGCCCTTTTTTGTCTTTAACCCCTCAAGATGAGGCAGATATTTTGGAAGATGTGCAAGGCTACTTCCAACGCTTAATTAAATAAATCAGAAAATTGCCCTAAATCGCACGTAGGGCGATTTTTTTACTTTTAGGGTATAAGATTTCATCTTTAAATTTTTAAAACAATTTAAAACGGTTTTAAAGCGTTTTAAAATGGGTTTGGGTTGTTTTCAATCATTCAATCTTTCACATCTTTAATGTGAGGCTTGTTCCTCATTGTCTAACATTTCAAATTATTTGGTTGCGCTGAAGCCAGTCATCTCTTGTTATCTCGTTCAATTCGATATTCTGCCATCCTAGATTGAGTTTTTAAGGATGGTTTCAGATGAAATTAACAGTTGCCGCTTGTAGTTTTGAAATTGACAAGGCGAAGTATGGTCGTATCCAACTTTTACCTTATGGCAAATTTCGCGCCACAGACGGCAGACCAACCGATGTGGAGGCATGGTATGTAACAGATACAAATGGCGCGGATGTGGTGGCGTTGGCAAATAATCAACGCAATCCCCTTCCTATTGACTATGAACACCAAATTATTCACTCCCTAAAAAACGGCAAAGAAGCACCGAGTGCGGGCTGGATGGAATATTTCTATTTTACCCCACAAGGGATTTTTGCTGATGTGCGTTGGACTGATAAAGCCGCGGACTATATCAAAAATGGCGAATATCGTTATATCTCGGCTGTGTTTGCTTACGACACAGACGGCTATGTTCGCAAGATCTTTCATGCTGCATTAACCAATACTCCTGCTTTAGATGGCATGGAGGAAGCAATGGTGGCAGCTAGCGTGAATTTGTTACAAGAGGACAATCCAATGGATAAAAAATTATTGGCAGCATTATGCGCACTGTTTGCTTTAAAAGCAGATGCAAGTGAAGCTGATATTACGGAGAAAGTGACCGCACTTTCGGCAGCTAAAGGCGATAGCCCTGTGGACGTGTTAGATGTTTACGCAAAATTAGCTGAAAAAGAACAATCAGTGGCAGCGTTATCCACACAAGTGGGCAACCCTGATCCAGCTAAATTTGTGCCAGTCGAACAGGTGGTTGCATTGCAGGCTGATTTTAATGCGCTTAAAACATCTGTAGAAGCGGACAAGAAAGCGGCATTAATCACAGCGGCATTATCGCAAGGCAAACTGCCTCCCGCATTAAAAGATTGGGCGCAAAGTTTATCTGTTGAGGCATTAAGTGCTTACTTAGAAAAAGCACCTGCAATGGCCGCATTAAGTGGTGAGCCACAAGCAAAAGCTGATCCTGATCAGAATGTTGTGGCATTAAGTGCAGAGCAACAAGCTACAGCAAAAATGCTTGGCATTAGCGAAGCTGAATACATTGAAAAATATACACATAAGGAGACTAAATAATGGCACTTAATAAAGCACAGGTTTTAAACCATATCACTGAAGCATTTCGCAAGGAATTTATTAAAGGTTTAGAAAATCACCCAACGCAATGGCCAAAAGTAGCGATGGAGATCTCATCTACAACTAAAACCAATACTTATGGTTTCTTGGGTAAATTCCCCAAAATGCGTGAGTGGGTAGGACAACGTCAAATTCAAAGTATGCAAGCTCAAGGTACAAGCATTACTAATAAAAAATTTGAATCTACGGTAGGCATTCCTCGCGAAGATATTGAAGATGATCAGGTTGGTTTATATACCCCGATGATGGAATTGGCGGGTCAATCTGCAGCCGAATTACCTGATGATGAAGTATTCAGCTTGTTGAAAAAAGGTAAATCTACGCTGTGTTATGACGGACAAAACTTCTTCGACACAGATCACCCAGTATTTGAAAAAGTAGATGGTACGGGTAACCAAACCACTCAAGTGAACTTGACTGTAGGTACGGATGACGGTGCGCCAACATTCTATATCTTGGATACCCGTTTGCCGATTAAACCGCTGATTTGGCAAAAACGTACTGCACCGGAAATTGAGCCGAAGTTTGACCCGTCAAAATCCGAACACGTCTTCATGGAAGATGAATACTTATGGGGTGTGCGTGCCCGTGGTGCGGCTGGTTTTGGTTTCTGGCAACTTATCCATCGCGTGGAAAAAACCAAATTAACCAAAGAAAACGTGCAAAAAGTCATCCAAACCATGAAAGGCCTGAAAGGTGACGGTGGCAAAGCATTAAACATTCAGCCGAATTTAATTTTGGTTCCAACCAACCTTGAGTATGCGGCAAAAGAATTGTTTAAAACTAAACAAATCAACGGCACAACCAACATCCTTGAAAGTGAATTGGATGTGCTCGCCTCTCCATTCATTAACGAATAACCAAACGGGCGGGAAACCGCCCTTTAGGAGCAAAAATGGCAAAGGAACAACAAGACAGCGAACAGCAAGATGAAGTAAAAGCTGAGACGCAAGATGAAGTAAAAGCTGAGACGCAAGATGAAACTGCAGAAAAACTATCTGATGTTTTGGTAGAAGGCGGTGAAGTAATTAACCCTATTGCCTATGCGGTGACGTTACGTGCAATTCATCCGCAAGCCTCTTATGGTCGCTGCGGCTATCGTTTTAACAAAGAAAGTGCTGTGGAAATTCCGGCTGGTGATTTAACCGGGGAGCAAGTGATCGCGTTGGCGGAAGATCCTTGGTTGGAACTTGTGCCGGTGTGTGACGAATAAGGACAGGTATGAATTACGCAATGGCAGAAGATTTTGTGTTACGTGTAGGGGAAGTGCAAGCCATTGAACTGACCGACCGTGATTTGATTGGGCAAGTTAATGACAATTTGCTTGATGTTGCATTGTCTGACAGCTCAAGCCAAATTGATGGTTATTTGGCAGCGCGTTATACCCTCCCTCTTGTGAGTGTGCCACAAAACTTAGTGCGACTTTGTTGTGATTTGGCTCGTTATCGTTTAGCGAGTATGTCTCATGTGACGATTACAGAAGAAATTATTACACGCTATAAATTAAGTTTAAAAGAACTTGAGGATATTAGTGTGGGTAAGATTTCACTTGGGTTGCCACCTACAGAGAATAATGATGCCAATGAACAAGACAATGGCGTGATTTTTACTAATCCGAAAAACAGGATTTTTGCGCGTGATCACTCAAATTGAAAATGCCCTTGTAGAACGCCTACAGCGTGGCTTAGGGCGTTTAGTCAATACTGTTAAAAGCTATGGCGGTGAGCTCGATGATGAAAGTCTTGGGACATCACGTTTGCCGATGTGTTTAGTCACTTTTGGGGGCGCACGTATCGAACGTATGGGCACCAATTTGAAGCGACATCAATCTACAGCAAACTTTGTCATTATCGTGGCAGTAAATAGCTTGCGTAGCAATATTGCCGCACGACAAGGCGGAGCGGATAAACGAGAGGTGGGCGTTAATCAGTTGATTACAGCCGTACGCCGTTTGTTAGATGCGCAAACCTTGGGGAAATTAGTTAAGCCATTGAAACCGACAAGGGTGCGCACGCTTTTTAATAATGCCACTTTTAAAGGTGGGGCGATAACGGCTTATGCGATTGAGTATGACGCAGTCTATGACGATTTGAGTCCGTTAGAAGATGGCCGTTATCCTGAAATGACACAGGATAGCAAAAATCCTGATTATTTGTTTACGCATTATCATGGTGAGCTATCGCCACCAGATCCGATGCTAGAACGTATTGGTAACAACATTTATGACCCAATAAGCGGTGCCACAGTGCCGTTTGAGGTGGAGACACAAAATGAAAGTGAAAGCAGCAATAGGCATTAAGGTGCCGATGGAACATCAGCCTTATACCTATATTGAACAAATACCGGTAGAGGTAGAGCCGTCGATTTATTATCAGCGCCGTATTAATGATGGCGATTTGATTGTAATCACAGACACACGTTCACGCAAAGAACAGGAGAAAGACAATGGCTGAAACGAATATTGATTTTGATAATATCCCGACGAGTCTTCGTAAACCGGGTGTTTATACAGAATACAACTCACGCAATGCAGTGAGTACTTTGCCAACAAATGAGCAAAACGTCTTAATTGTGGCACCGATGTTAAATGCAACAAAAGCATTTAGCGCACCGACACCGATTTATTCGGATGTGGATGCGAAAAATACATTTGGTGCTGGGTCTTGGGCTCACTTAATGGCGCGTATTGCTATCCAAAATAATGCCATGATCCGTTTAACGGTGATTGGTTTAAAAGAGAGTGATTCAGGTGTGGCGGCAACTGGCACCATTACGTTAACAGGCACTGCAAGTAATGCAGGGGTGCTTAAAGTTATCATTGGTGGTCTTGATTATGCGGTGGCAATCGCTAAATCGGAAACGGCCGCCAACATTGCCGCCCGTTTAAATGCAGTGATTAATGCGGGGGAATATTGTCCTGTCAGTGCAACAGTCAATGAAGGTACTGTTACGCTTACAGCGAAATGTAAAGGCGAAATAGGTAATGAGATTAGTGTCAATGCCACATTAAGCGCAAATGATATGGCGGTGAATGTTTCTGCCCTTGCAAATGGTGCCGAAAATGCCGATTTAGCAGCGGCATTAGCGTCAGTAGCTGGGCAGCATTATCACGTGATTATCTCCCCTTTTGCGGATGATAAAAATGCGAAAGCCTTGCGCGAACATTTAGAGTCGGTCGCAAGTCCTGTTGAGAAAAAACCAGGTGTTGGCGTATTAGGTTTTAATGGCACATTGGCAAGCGGTACTACTTATACCGAAAAGATCAATGCGAATCGTATTACAGTGGGTTGGTATAAAGGGGCGGTGGAATCTAATGCCTTAATCGCTGCGGGATATGGGGCGGTTATTGCAGGCGAAGAAGACCCAGCTAAACCGTTAAATACGCTTGAGATTAAAGGTTTAATCCCTGTTGATGCCACTCAAACACCGTTAAAAACCGAAGTCAATCAGGCGTTATTCCACGGTTTAACCCCTATTACAGTGGTGAATAATCGTGTGCAAATTATGCGTGCCATTACGACTTACACCAAATCACCGGCGAATGTAGATGATCCTGCATGGTTAGACTTAAACACAATTCGTACACTGGACTATACGCGTAAAGCCATTGAACAGCGCATTGCATTACGTTTCCCTCGTGCGAAATTATCTAATCGCACCCCACCAAAAGTGCGGTCAGAAATCCTTGATGTGCTCTATCGTTTAGAGCAACAAGAGATTTTAGAAAATGTGGATGCGAACAAGGCTAAATTGCTTGTTGTTCGCAATGGCCAAGATCCAAATCGTTTAGATACGGCAATTCCAGCGGATGTGGTAAATGGCTTGCACATCGTAGCTAACCGAATTGATTTAATTTTATAGGGGGCGTAAATGGAAAAATATGCAGGTTCGGCTGTGCTTGAAGTGGACGGCACGGAAATTGAAATTACCGATTTAAACGTGACAAAACAAACCGGGCGTAAATTAGTCAAAACCATGAACTCTGAAGGGCGTGCACGTGGTTTTGCCAAAGGCATTGCAACTTGGGAATTATCATTGACGGCAGCAATGCCAGTAGATGGTTCGGAAATTGATTGGGCGGGTATCAGTGATGCGAAAATCACGGTATATCCGCTTAATCAAGAAGATAAGCGCACGTCCTATCTTGGCTGCTTTACTACCCAAGTAGGCGAGAAATACACGGTGGATAACGAAGCCGTTATTGATATCCAGATGAATGCGCTTAAAGAGGTGAAAGAATAATGCGTTTATTGCTTGGTATTCCTTACGGTGATCGTCGTTATTTTGATTTTGACGTGCGATTACTTACTTTGGGCGGTGAATGCGCTGCCCTAGAGAAAGTCGCCGAGCTTGGTTTAGATGAAAAAGAAAACTTCACGAGAGCGGAGCAAATGCTCGTGGACTTGGCTTATTTATCTGAACAGCTTGATATTATCGGTATTGCGCAAGATAAGCTCACGCCACAGTTTTTACTGGATAACCTTGCCACGGATGATTATGTGCTGATTACGCAAGCTATCGCAGAACTGCGAAAAAAGCACATCGACGCTGGGGAAAACCCGAGCAAAGCCGAAACCGAATAAAACAACATTACGGTGTGTTTGATGCCGAGAAAAATTACCGAAGTGCGGTTATTTTATTGGCTAAATTTGGGTTTACTGCTGAAAAAGTACGAGCAATGTGTCACGCTGAAGTTGCCGCGTGGGTGGCAAGTTGGCAACATTCGCAAGGTATTAAAACTCAGTCAGAAAAAGGCAATACGGTGCATTACAACCTTATGCGTCGTAAAACTAAGGGGGCGTAAGCCCCTTTTTTTGTGGATTTAAAATGAGTTTAAAGAGGGTTTAAAAATGGCTGAGTTGAATTTAGCGTTGACGCTAAAAGCACGAGACCAAGCAAGCCGAGTTTTTCAGCGGGCACAATCGCAGATTAAGCAAAGCACAAAAGCAATGGCAAGTGCACGCGAAACATTGGGCGTGCGAAGTGAACATAAAATCCAACAAGAAATTAATCATACCATTGCCGCTTATAACCGATTAAAACGTAGTGGCACAGCCACTAGTCGCGAATTAGCTCGTGCGGCTGAGGCGACGCGCTCAAAAATTGCTGGGCTTAATACGGAAATGGGGAAAACCTCTTGGGGGCAACGATTAGGCAATGTTGGAACTGCCATTGCCAGTGTGGGTGCAGGCATGGCGGCTGGAGCTATGGTGATGGCACAACCTATGAAAAAGGAAATGGACTATGACCGACGCTTAGCGATGGTATCCAATACTGCCTTCTCCGACCGAGACGTAGCTGGGCGAATTGCAGGAAAGAAAGAATTACATGATGCAGTGAAAAGTGCGGTAGAAACTGGAGGGGGGACGAAAGAAGAAGCACTTGATGCATTGGATAAAATGCTGGCTTCTGGTTCTGTTAAAGCTAATACGGCAATGAAATTATTGCCAACTTTACAAAAAGCAGCGGTAGGTACAGGAGCAAGTGCCGAGGACTTAGCCCAAATTGCCATTTCAGCTATGCAACAATTCGATATTAGTGAAGATAAAATTGGTGAAGTTTTAGATAAAGCGGTAGCAGCAGGACAAGCAGGTAATTTTGAATTGTCAGATATGGCTCGCCATTTGCCTAAGCAAATGGCTGCAGGTAAAGCTGCTGGTTTAAGTGGTATGAATGGCTTAGAAGCGCTACTAATGGCAAACCAACAAGCTAGAGTTACTGCAGGTTCTGAAGATGAGGCAGGCAATAATTTATCTAATTTATTAGTCAAAATTTCTGCCAAAGAAACAAATGAACGATTCAGAAAACTCGAAATAAAGGGAAAAGACGGTAAAACTCATGGTATTGATTTTATCAAATCCATGGAGAATGAGAAAAAACAAGGTAAAAATTCACTTGAAGCCTTTATGTCTATTATGGATATGGTTATAGGACAAGATGAAAAATATAAGGAGTTGCAAAAGAAATTAAAGACAGCAAAAAAAGAAGAACAAGCTGGAATTATCAAGGAAATGTCTAATTTGGTAGAAGGTACTGCTATCGGGCAAATTGTGTCAGACCAACAAGCGCTAATGGCTCTATTGGGTATGCGTAATAATGTTCAGCTAGGGAAGGATGTTCAGGAGCAATTACAAAATTCTAATGGTGCTGTCGATAAATCACATGCTGTTATACAAGATACCAATAGTGCCAAATTGGAAAATGCAAAAAATAGCTTTGAATTTGCACAAATGGAAGGCATGAAAAGTTTTAATAATGCACTTGGCGATGCGGCTACAAAACTGGCTGAATATGCGAAAGCCTATCCTGATTTAACCTCTACACTGACTACAGCTGGCACTGTTATTACAGCATTAAGTACGGCTGCGATTGCAGCAAGTGGTGCGTTGGCATTATTGGGCGTTAAACGAGGCGGAATTGGGCTTAGTGATGTAGCAGATGTCGCTGGCAATCTAGGGAAAGGGAAAAACGGTTTAAAAATTAAAGGGGGCGGTAAGTTAGGCAGTATTCTTAGTGCAGGGGCACTTTTTACCAGTGGTTTAATGATTGCTGGAGAACAACGTACAACGGAAGAAACGAAGTCTGAAGAAAAAGCTGAGGCGAAAACTGCTCAAGAAAAGCAGTTAGAAAACCAATTTTATGCCAATGCTTACGGTGGCAATAAACCGACCACAACCCATTACGCACCGCAAGGTTTCGGTTATAACAAAAACTCTGTATGGGGGACGGCTTCTCGCTCGGGTGAAGTGGCTGAAATTGCACGTAAAGATGAAGTTGCAGCTTTACGCCTTGAGCGAGGCACTCTCACTCAAGCCCAATATGATGAGCGCACGCGCCAAAGTGCGGTGAAAATTGCGGACATTCGCAATCAGGGGAAAGGCTATTCAGGTTTATCTGTAGCAGCTAATGACACCGACTCCGCTTTAAGTCGCACACTGGGTGATTTATCTAGCTTGGCTAACTATCAAGCTGATTTTCAGCATTTTGGGCAAACCATTAGCGACGGATTAAAAACCGCCATTGAAAGCCAAAATTTCACGATTCAAAACGAAATTAAGGTGGATTTAGACGGACGGATTGTGGCTGAACAAACGTCTCAGTATCAATATCAAGACTTAAAACGGGGGTAAAAGATGGCTGGTTGGACAATGCCTGTGCAACGTGCGAGTTTTCGTGGTGTGCGTTTCGATGTGCTTTCGGTGGATGATGATGTCTATCGCTCGACCATTGAGCATGCTTATCCTTTCGTCAATGGCGCGGACGTGGAAGATTTGGGATTAAATCCATTAACCGTGCGTATGCAAGCCGTATTTTATGGACCAGGCTATTACACGGACTTTAAGAAGTTTTTAAGCGTGCTACAAAAATCAGGGGCGGCAACATTAGTGCATCCGATTCGTGGACGTTTGCAAAATATGATTTGCACTGGGGCGAGTTTTCATCACGAAGCGGAGATGATTGATTATGTGGCGTTAGATTTGACTTTTATCGAATCTACGCCAGCTAAACCGATTTTTGTCTTTAATTATTCCCTATTGGCAAAAATAGATGCCTTACTGACTGAATTAGAAAATTTTGTTGATGATGTGATGGCATTGTATGGCGAATTTATGGAGATTGTTGCCTTTGCCGCTAATACAAAATCACGTTTGTTGGGTGTATATGGCGCGTTATTTGGTTGTTTTGAGCAAGTACGCGGGTTATTTGATTTTGATAAAACGAAGTATGGTGTATCGCCTGTCGTGACACAAGATAACTTTAAAGCAAAATCTAGCCGTGCTGTGCGTGATTTGGTGACTATGATTGATTCAGGGTTGCGCCAAATTGCTGCGCGCAAGGACTTAACTACCCGAGCAAAATTTGATGAGGTACTCCGCACAATACGTCAAATTAAGCATATTCCTGCTGATTTGGTGAGTGGTAAGAATATTAAATCTGCCAAAGAACAAGCGGCATTGAAATCATTAACGACCTCTTTTAGTAAGGATGATACTGAATCTGTGCATTTAATGATGCAGTTAGCCTCTAGTGTTGCTTTGTTGCGTATTGCCACTGAATTGGTAGAGGACGATGATTTATTGCCACAGGATATTGATTACATCACGACTCAAGTGCAGTCACAAATTATGGATAATTTACAATTGTTACGCAAACAAGTGGACGATGAACATCATAGGGAAAATATCACGGTATTAAGCACACCCAATACGAGTTTTTATACGTCTGCGCATAATACAGCAGAGCAATTACGCAATAAAGTGCATAAGTTTACTCAACTTGCCCTTGCGGCAATTAATCGTAAACCGCCTTTAATGGTGCGTGAGGTGCTATTTAGCGGTACTGTGCAACAAATTGCACATGCATTTTATCAGGATTACAAACGTGCTGATGAATTATTAAGGCTGAATCCGCAGATCCGTTATCCGAATTTTGTTGAGCGTGGGGAGTGGTTAAACAGCTATGTCAAATAATTACCCTTATGAAAATGATGTTACGGTGGAAGTGGACGGCAAAGCCCACAATAGCTGGAAAAGTTATGATATTGATAGTGACTTTTTAATCCCTGCCGACGCCTTTAAATTTGATTTGGGCGTACCTTCAAACAGCACGGTTTTACCTGATTTTTCGGGGGCTGAAGTGAAAGTGCGCATTAATGGCGAGTTGGTGATGACAGGCATCGTGGATACGACACAGCATACTATTAGTAAAACTAACCGCACTTATAGCCTCAATGGGCGTGACCGTGCGAGTATCCTTGTGGATTGCTCTGCCCCAATCACCAATGTAAAAGGCTTGACTGTGTTGGATGCGGTGAAAAAAATTGTTGAACCACTTGGTATTAAAAAAGTGGCATTGCGTGCGGAAAATAATCCAACATTAGATAAAGTCGATATTGACGTGGGCGAAACAGCTTGGAATGCGGCAATGCGTTGTGCGAACTCGGCAGGCTTGCACTTGTGGTTTGAACCAAATGGAGAGCTGATTGTGGGCGGTGCGGATTACAGCACGCCACCTGTGGCGACCTTGTGTTGCATGAAAGACGGCAAGCGAAACAATTTTGAACAGGCGGATTTAACGTTTGATGTATCAAATCGTTTTAGCGAAGTCACTTTTCTTGCACAAAGCCACGGCAAGCAAGGGCAAGACAATAAAAATGATCTGAAATGGGTTTATCACGATCCTGAAATGACCACCTACAAGCCGAAAACCGTGGTGGTGTCTGATGTGGATAACTTGGAAGCCTTGCAAAAATGGGCCAAAAAATACATTGCGGACAGTGTGCTGGAAGGTTTTACCCTTACTATCGTTGTGCCCGATCACAAAATGCAAGACGGCACATTATGGCAACCAGGGCAACGTGTACATGTAATTTGCGAGGAATATGAGATTGATGCCATTTTCTTTTTAATGGGGCGTCGTTTTACGTTGAGCCGAAACGGTGGCACACAAACGGAACTACGCTTTAAACAAGACGGCATTTGGACACCAGACGCTTACAACGCAAAAGCAGAAAAAGCACGTAAACGTAAGGGTAAAAAAGGCAAGAAGAACCAAGGCGATTTGATTTCGACAAACGGACAAGGTGGTTGGACAAAATGAGACGATTAAGCCAAGCCATTCAACAAAAGGCGCAAGGTGCAGTGGACGAAATCCGTCAAGCCTTTCGCGGAGTGTTGCACTTGGTGAAAAGTGCGGACAATATTCAGAAAGTTCAGGCTTCAGGCCTTGCCGATGAAACCTTGCAAGATGTGGAGTTGATGCAGCAGTTTGGTTTTACCTCTGTGCCTCCGGCAAACACGCAAGCAGTGATTTTACCCATTGGCGGACAAACTACCCACGGTATTGTGATTGCAACCGAGAACGGTTCTTTCCGCGTGAAAAATCTGCAAGGTGGCGAAGTGGCCGTTTATGATGAAAGTGGCTCTAGCATTGTATTAAAAAAGGGGCGGTTGATTGAGATTGATTGTGATGTATTAAAGATTAAAGCAGCAACAAAAGTGGATATATCAAGTCCATTGGTTGAAACCGATCAGGTCTTTATTGCCCAAGGGCAAATTAACGGTAACGGCGGCATGGCTGTGCAAGGTGGCAGTGGTGCGAGCTTTACTGGTAATGTAGAACAACGTGGCGGTAGCTTTACGACCGACGGCGATGTGGAAGCTGGTACAATTTCGTTAAGGAACCACAAACATACTGGCGATAGCGGAGGAAAAACCAGTAAACCTGAATAATCTAACCTTAAAGGAGATGCTGAAACCCTGCATCTCCTTTCTTTTTACCTCTTATCTTATCCTGTCAATATGGACAGAGAGATCAGCCCGCTTACCGGGGACTATACAAGTAAACAAATCAGTACGCTTGCCAATGCAGCGTATATCAGATTGACCACACCATTAGGCTCTTGGTGGGCAGATGGGCGTGTAGGCTCTCTGCTCCATCTTATTCCGCGCGAAAAAGATTTGTCGCACATAGGTTTAATTGCACAACAATATGCCGAAGAAGCCTTGCAACCCTTGATTGATGATGGACGTGCGGACGAAATTATTGTCAATCATACCCAACCACATAACGGTGTATTGATTTTAGATATATCCATCCGAGATAACCGGGGCAAAACCTATCATTTTAAACACCCGGTAAAAGTCATTTAAAAAGGGTTTAAACCATGTTTATTATGCCGAGTTTAGAAGATATTCGCCAAGCGATTTTGCGCGATGTGCAATCATTAGAACCGAGTGCTGATGTGAGCATAGATAGTGACTATTATGCACGTGCCAGTAGCCTTGCTGCCGTAGCGGAAGGTATTTATGCCCATCAAAAATGGATTATTAAACAATTCTTTCCGGATACTGCCGACACGGATTTTCTTGAAAAACATGCGGGTTTGCGTGGTATTCGCCGTCGTAATGCGACTTATGCCAGTGGGCTCGGTGCAACTGTAACTGGTACCCCTGATGCAGTACTTAAAGCTGGATTACAAATTAAAACAGACGATAACCGATTTTATGAAACCACCGAAAGCGCGGTGATTTCTGCAAGCGGTTCTGCCATTGTTGCAGTGCGAGGTCTTGCGACAGGTGCCAGCCAAAATATTAAAACTGCGACAAAAGCAAACTTTATGGCGGCACATTTAGGTGTGCAATCCGATGTGGTGCTAAATGATGTAATTGGTGCAACGGATGCGGAAAGCGATGCGTCTTTGCTCGAACGTTTGCTTGAGATTATTCGCCGACCACCTGCTGGGGGTAATCGTTATGACTATCGTACATGGGCGTTATCGGTGGATGGCGTGGATGCTGCTTATGTTTACCCGTTGCGTCGTGGGCTTGGTACGGTAGATATTGCGATCACATCAAATAACGATGTACCAAGCGATGAAACAATACGTCGCTGCCAAGAATATATTGATGATGTGCGCCCAGTAACCGCGCGAGAAAGCAAAGTGGTGAAACCTGATGTAACGAAGGTCAATTTTAATATTCAGGTGAAAATCAGCGGCGTAACCTTACCCGAAATTAAGGCGGCCATTTCAACCGCACTTACGGATTATTTCAACACGTTAATCCCAGGTGATGATTTGATTGTGTCGCAATGTGAAGCGGTGGTGAATAACTTGGTAGGTGTTGTTGACCGTAAGTTTGCGACACCTATCACTAATCTAAAAGCAGATGTGCGTACAAAAATTGAGTGGTTTCGGTTAGGTCAAATCACCGTTACGGAGATGGCATGATGCAAACTGACCACAAAAAGGTATTGGCAAAACTTTATCCGCCTATTTCGTACGACGTTAATGGAGAGCGTTTTTTAGCACAATGTGAGGTAGATGGTAATGCCTTTGACCGATTACAAAAAAGTGCGGTGGATTTATTGCAAATTATTGAACCAGCCACCTCCAATACGATGTTGTCCGATTGGGAACGTTTATGCGGCATAAAAACAGATTATAGCAATAACTATCAAGCACGAGTAAAACGTGTCATTGCCAAGTTAAATGCGATTGGGGGCTTATCCATTCCCTATTTTAAACGGATTGCAGAAAGTATTGGATATCGCATCGAAATTAAAGAGTTTTCTCCCCTTGCGAATGATTTGCCAACGACGGGAGATTTGGCTCAATTTCGCAATGAAGCTCGCGACAACTTGATTTTTATGTGGCGAGTATCGGTGCTTAATGGGGATGACAATATTGTATATTTTCGCGCAGGCACCTCCTTTGCGGGTAATCATTTAGTGGAATTTGGTGACCCGATTATTGAGGAGTTCTTCCGAGACTTAAAACCTGCACATACTTACTGTTATTTTGCTTATCAAACAGGATCTTAATATATGAAAAGTTTAATGCCTCAAATTGATTCAAATGATGGCCTTTTCCACAATGGTAATCCAGCAACAGGCGAACAAGGCACGCGAGTAACCGATACGTGGCTTAATAATTTGCAAGACCGTGTGCGAGATGTACAAGCTGAAGCGCATTATGTGTTGCAAAAAGCGGGGTTCCAGCCCGTAGAAAATAAGCAAACTCAGCTTTATGAGGCGATTGTTAAGATTATTGATGATAACCGTAAAAAAGCCTCTACCACGCAAAAAGGCGAGGTACAACTTTATTCCGGATATGATTTAGATTCTGAAGAAATGGCTGCTACACCTAAGGTCATTAAAATCTTGAAAGGCTTTATTGATTCGATTACGCGTAGCTTGACGAATTACATCCCAAACAGCAAAAAATCATCAGCCGTTAACAGTAATAGCTCAGACACAGTGGCAACAAGTGCGGCAGTGAAAGCAGCGAATGATAACGCAAATGGCCGCGTGTCAAAATCGGGCGATACGATGACCGGGATGCTGACAATTACCGGCTCAAGTACAGCATATCGGGTAAATAATTATAACTGGCCAAAGAAAATTGAGTTGAGCGGCGACTCAGTGATTGGAAATGAAGTGTCTGTTATCGGTTTCAATAATAACGGCGCTCTGCATTTAGGCGGAAAACCAAACTCAAGTGAATTTAATGTATCAATCGATGAAACAGGATTATGGGTTAAGAGCGATGTAGTAACTAAAAGCGGTGCATCATTAAATAATGCATTTATGAAAACAGGGGGAGTTATTACTGGTGACACGTCGTTTAAACAAGGCGACTGGAGTGGAATCAGTTTTTACAATAATTCTGGTCGGTACGTGCGAATAGAAAACAATCCTCACAGTAGTAACAGTATGCTGTCATTTGTTTACCGCGAAAGCAATGGTTCAAACATAAATGTCGCCAGCTTACCAAGAAAGAATGGAAATATATTGCTTGATTCGGATATCTCCCACGCCACCAACGGCACAAACAAGGAAAAAGTGGCGAGTGAGTTTGCGTTGAATGAACTTAATAAAAAATTATCAACAGTTATTCGGAAAAATTACACAAAAACCATTAAAGGTACTAATGCTAGCTTCGATAATGCCACCCAAAAAAATATCAACTTGGAGGGGGAAACTATTATTCACCCAGACGGAAAAATTGAACAAATAATTCACTTTAAAGCTTTTCGCGTATGGTGGTTTTACTTTGAGGCTAAAAATAATAGCGAACGATTAGCAATCGAAATCCCGGTTCCTCTTTGGACAGCAATGCCAAATAAAATTACCAATGTAACTGCCACATTTTCGAGAACCGAATCAGGGAGGAGTTTTTCATTCGGGGCGGAAGCATTTGAGTGGTGGCCACCAAGTTGGGCGTTTGAGCGACAAAATAATATAAAAGATAGATTATGGCTATATACCATCCGGCATGTAGGCAATCAAGATGAACATATTGATTTATGGGTGAAAGTGGAGGGGTATTAATGTTTTTATTACATCTTATTGACAAACTGGGACATTTTGAGCTGATTGATAGTGATTTTCGCCATTTGTACGATCTAACCGATGATGAATTATTAGTCTTGAGCGATGAACAATATCAGCAATACGAAGCCATTAATTCCGATGATATTACCTATCAAGATGGCGTGTTTTATGGCAGACCTCGCGCACCATCAGCCGCGCATTCATGGGACGGTAAAGAATGGGTAGAAGATAACAGGAAAATTACCGCACTTTTACAAGAAAACCAAACTAAGTTTACTGCAGATATCGACGAACACGCGGCAAAAATCTACAGCACTTGGACGAGATTTGAGAGTGAGTACCGTGAGCGCCAAGCGGCGGCGGAAGCCTTTAAATCATCAAATTATGAGGGCGAATGCAGTCGATATATCTCAGACTTTGCACAACGCGCAAGACTGGATAATAAGACCGCCACAAACCTGATTTTGACGCAGGCGGCAGGCTTGGAAAAACTGCAGGTTGAATTAGCTAATCAACGCATGCGTAAGTATGAGCTCAAGGCCCCTAATCTCACGCTTGAGCAACTGCAATCAATCCATGATGACATTATCAAGCAAATGGATAACTTGATGGAGGCATATCAAAATGGCTAAGGTTTATTTGGCGATGTACAAACACAAACGAGACTGGCGCAAAGAGCCAGTCAAAGCAATCGCCGACCGTATTACTCGATTTTTTACCAAAGGCAAATATTCGCATTGCGAGATTGCCATTGAGCGCATTGAGTTTGGTAATGGGCATCATTATGAGCATGTGACAGTATATGACTGCTACTCCTCATCGGTACAAGACGGTGGGGTGCGCTGCAAACAGATTGATGTGTCCGATAACACCAAATGGGATTTAATTCCGCTGGACGGTGTACCCGAAGCAGAAATCAAAGCCTATTTTGACCGCACTTTGGGTTGTAAATACGACTGGTGGGGCGCGCTAGGGATTGTGCTTGGCATCAAAGAAAAACGCAGTAAGTATTTTTGTTCTGAATGGTGTTTTAATGCGCTTTCAGGCAATGAAGAAGGCTGGCGATTTAGCCCGAATCAATTAGGGGCAATATTTAAATATGATGACTAAAGACAAACCGATCATTAATTTTAACTGGAAATTTGGCGACGATGAAAGCGAAACACTGACGCTAGATGAAAAAGAAGTGCCCGAAGGCTTTGCTGATAGCGAATTTGACTTGTTTATCGTGCCTGATGGCAAAGATCCAGTTATCCATTTGACAAAAGGCAATGGTATTGCGTTATCTGATAACAACATCAAAATCACTTGCACGCGCGACCGTTTAGCTAACACAAAGTGGAAGACCGCAAGTTGGGCGTTAAAAATTACGAATACGAGCAACTGGCGAGACACACTATGTGGCGGAAAGATTACGCGTTATAGCTACTATCCTGCAGAACGCGTAGAGGAATGACGCGATGAAAGACTGTAAACGGGCAATCGATGTGAAATTGCAGTTGAAACAAGCAGTGACAGTATCGTTGCAATCAAAACAACCTATCAAGGTGACGTTATCAAAAGGTATTTCAGGTGGCTGTGGCACACCTGTTTTGCCTGAATTTTCAGATTTAATTCTTCATTACAAAATAGGACGACTATGACAACACAAACTATCCAACAATTATTAACCGAATTTGCAACTTACTTAGGTGAGCAAGACAAAGCGATTTTAGCTCAAATTGAGACAAAGATAACCCAACTTAAAAATGACCTGTTAGGCGGTGAGGTATCAGCAGATTTAGACACGTTTAGAGAGCTGGCAGAAGAACTACGCAAACTCAAAGCAAGCGGGAGCAGTGCACCTGAAGCATTGACCAGCAAACTGACCGAATTTAAACAGAGTTTAGACGGTGTGATTGAGAAACTTAACGCCTTAAATGCAATGGACTTAAAGGCAGCTTATCAACGTGGGAAAAATAGCTAATGAGCCTTTTAGAACAACTGCCCGAGGTCATTGAGCAAATCGGGCGAGATATTAAAGCTATAACTGTTGTACTTGGCAGCGGTCGCCCTGATAAGCCCGATACAACAGGCGACAAAACAGCAGGAGAAGAGCCCAAAATAAAAGGCAATGAGCCTAATGGGACTATCTATGAGTCATCAGATGGCGGTGGAGTCGGAGCTTGGAAATGGCAAAAACGAAATAAGAAATGGGTTGTTATTGATGGTGATACAGGTTTGGTTAATGTTGTAACGAAAAATCTGAAACCAGGAGCTTACATTAAACTCCGCAGGCAAGGCAACCTTGTATCATGTCATATGGGCGGGTTATCTTGGGGGCTGTTTGGTTACTTAGGTAAGTCAGAGAAAGGTTATAGTCCACGACAAGCAGGTCGAGTTGAGGTTATTGGTACAAGTGGGATTCCGCTCGGTTTTAGAGCTGACGATTCCTGTGGTTTCAGTTTATACGATGATGATACCAATCGAGCTGTTGCAGGTATTTATGTGGGAGGTGTGGGCGATGCTAATTTTATGAGGTTCACTCCTTACCATGCAGACCCAAAAGTCAGAGGCAATGATGCAATACCTGACATTGGCCCAAAAAATCTAAGACCGCCCGCTATGATGTGGACAACGTCAGACCCTTGGCCTGATAGGGTTTAAGATAATTTTATATCTCTAAATAGTATTTTAGAGATAGGATGTAATTCAACCAGAAAAATGGATAATAATGACAAACGAAAAAACGAACAAACAAAGCGTAGTGCAATTTAAGCAGGCTCCGTTACCTTTTGTGGGGCAAAAACGGATGTTTTTGAAACATTTTGAGACTATTCTCAATGAAAATATCGAAGACGATGGTGAAGGATGGACGATTATTGATACCTTTGGTGGTTCAGGTTTATTAAGCCACGCAGCCAAAGCGATTAAGCCAAAAGCTCGTGTCATCTATAATGATTTCGACGGCTATGCGGAACGATTAGCACATATTGATGACATCAACAAGCTGCGTGCCGAGCTTTACTCTGTAGTTGGTAACGCTACGCCAAAAAATAAACGTATGACGAAGGATTGTAAAGCAGAATGCATCAGAATCATTCAAAACTTCAAAGGGTATAAAGATTTAAATTGCTTAGCGAGTTGGTTATTGTTCAGTGGGCAACAAGTAGCAACGCTTGATGACTTATTCCAACATGATTTCTGGCATTGTATTCGTCAATCTGATTATCAAAAGGCAGACGGCTATTTGGACGGCGTAGAGATTGTGCAAGAATCATTCCACACGCTCTTGCCTAAGTTTAGCGATGACCCGAAAGCGTTATTTGTATTAGATCCACCATATCTATGCACTAGACAGGAAAGCTACAAGCAGGCGACTTACTTTGATTTAATCGACTTTTTGCGATTAATCAACATTACTCGACCGCCTTATATCTTCTTCAGTTCAACTAAGTCGGAGTTTGTGCGGTTTATTAAGTATATGGTTGATGATAAAGTGCATAATTGGCAAAACTTTGATAATGCGCAACGAATTGTAGTCAATGCTTCAGCAAGCTATTCAGGTAAGTATGAGGATAATATGGTTTATAAGTTCTAA